TGCTAGAGTTTCTGAGATCCTAGATGTTATGTTCGATACAAATATAGCTAAGACGTTAGCAGCTAAAGATATAATTAGTTTTAGATACGTTGTAGATACTTTCTCTGGACAGATTCTACCTAATTCTAAACGTCAATTAAGCTTACTTGCTAAAAACAGACAGCAAGCAATGGCATTAATTAATGCTCCTTCGATTACTCAATTTAGAAATAGTACAGACCCTAGATTTACCGATGCACCTACTGCAGTTAATCCTTTTCCAGCCTTACAAACTAGATACATTGCAGAAGGAGGTAATTTAGCTCTTAATCCGTCTTACACATTTAGTTTACCTAGTGAAGACGATGGTTCTAAATTTTGCGGATTCTTTTCCCCTTATATTACAATTAGAGAATCTAATAGAAATATAAATGTTCCACCAGCAGCATTTGTTTCTAATAACTATGTTAGAAAATTTGCAGCAGGAGAACCTTACTCTATAGTTGCAGGACAAAAAAGAGGGGTTCTTTCCGGAGGTACCATAGTAGGTGTAGAATATGACTTTACCGACGAGGATAGAGGAAATCTAGAACCATTCGGTATAAATCCTATAATAAAAAGGACAGGAGTAGGCGTTGTAATATTTGGTAACCAAACAGCTTACCAAACAGTAAATTCAGCATTTAATCTTTTACACGTAAGGGATCTATTAATTTCTGTAGAAAGCGATGTTCAATCTATTCTTTCTAATTACTTATTTGATTTTAACGAAGATTCTATTAGACTTGAAATTAAGACATTAGTAGATAATTATTTAGACGGAGTTCAATCAGGGGGAGGAATTTATGCTTACCAAACTATTATGGATACTTCTAATAACACACCAGCTATCATAGATATGAACATGGGGGTTATAGATGTTATCATAGAGCCAGCAAGAGGTATACAGAAATTTATTAATAGAATTACTGTTACCAGAACTGGAGGTATTGCATCTGGAGGATTTGCCCAATTTGTTTAATTGGATTAATTTTTTAGATTTTTTAGAAATTAGATAAATATACTAAAAAACATTATGGCAGGATTACCACATTTCTCAAATTCACAGGCTTCTTTAAATAAGTACGAGCCTGTTTACCTTAACCAGTTCGAGGCACAAATAACTTGCCCCAATGGTGTAGGAGGGGGAAGTATATTGATAGAGCACGTAACTAAAGTTAGTGGTTTATCCGTAGATAAAAGCCCGGGATTAGCTACCCAAAAATATAAATTTGCAAAAAGAAATTATGCGGGGGGTAAACCTTCTGAAACCACAATGAATGTTAGTATTTCATTTACTGTGAATTTAAATGATGCTAACTCTATGTATGTTTTTAAAACCCTAAGACAATGGTCAGATTTAATCTATAATCCTCTTACAGGAGCTATGGGTCTTAAAAAAGATTACACAGGAAACATTTTAATTTCTATCTTTAATAAGCAAGGTGATGTTTACCGAAGAATTAATTGTAGAGATGTTTTCCCTTTAAAAGCTCTTCCTGAAATGGGATTGAACTATACAGACGAGACAATATATACAATTAACGATATGGAATTTGCCGTTGATTATTACGAAGATTTATTTTTATAATTTTTAAATTAATATGGCTGGACTCCCACATTTTAGTAACTCAACAGCTTCTAGGAATTACTACGAACCTGTTTACCTCAATCAATTTGAGGTTATTATAAATCCGCCTGCAGGTATTCCTCTTGCGGCTCAGAGATTTAAAGGAGAAGGAATTTTAGCTCAAGGGATAAAGAGTCTTTCGGGATTAGCCGTTGATATTGCTCCTTCTGCAACCATAGATCAAAACTATAAATTTGCTACTAGAAGATATGCAGGGGGAGAACCATCTACTACAGACATGACGGTAACTATGGAATTTGAAGTTAACCTAAACCCGGAAACTAATTCTATGGAGGTCTATAAAATCCTAAGACAATGGTCAGATTTAATCTATAATCCCCTTACGGGAGCTATGGGCATTAAAAAAGATTATGTGGGATCTATGGTTATCTCTATATTCAATAAGAGGGGAGATGTCTTTAGAAGAGTATCCGTTGGTTCGTGTTTTCTTTCAGAAGCTATTCCTGCAATGGACTTAGATTACGAGCAAGCAACTAACTATAGTATATCCCTTTCATGGATATGTGACTATTGGTCAGATACATTTTTATAATATAAAAAAATATTTTAAAAAAAGAGACATAAATTTGTCTCTTTTTTGGTGTTTTGTTATATAATATAAATAAACATAAACTATGAATAATCTATTAGGTATATCACCGGAAGAATTACTAAGATCTAAGGAGTTAATGGGAGGATTAGAATATGATCCTATCTTACCCCCACGGACAAAACAAACCCCTACGGAGGAGGTTTTGGAACTAAAAGAGGAAATAAAAGAATCCCCTAAGGTAGAAGAACTAAAAAAAGAAATAGAACCACGACAGATTTCTATTCCCCAAAGAGAAGAAAATAAAATACCGGTACCGGAAGTTAAAAAAGATGCTGTTTTCGAAGTTAACTGGAAAAATTTACCTATTCATCTTTTACCATCAAAGGGATTATTCTACCCGGAAGGTACAAGAATGGCAATAAGACCTTCGGATGTTAAAGAGATAAGACATTTTTCTACTATAGATGAAGATGATTCAGTAGATATAGAAAGAAAACTTTCTTTTATTCTAGAAAGATGTTTAAGAATAGATTTTCCAGGACAAGGGGTTGTCAGCTATAAAGATCTTAAGCAAGAAGATAGATTCTATATAATAATGGCAATCAGGGATCTTACTTTTCTAAGAGGAGAAAATTCTTTAATGCTTACACCTAATAGAAAATGTGAAAAAACCAAAGACTGTAAAGCAGTAGAAGGATTTGAATTAAGATCGGGAAATCTTTCCTCTTATGAATTAGAGGAAGAAATATTAAAAAGGTACAACACTGAAACAAGGTCTTTTATTTTTACTTTAAAGGCAGAAGAAAAATCTTTTGAAATATTTGTCCCCAGCATAGGAGTTACACAAACTCTTTCTGATTTTGCTACGGTATGTTTTAAAAGAAATATAGAAATAGAAGATGGATTTTTAGAAATAGCACCATTTATTATACCCGAATGGAGAGGATTGGATTTTGAAGGGGTATTATTTTTAATGAGAAAAACATCTAATGAATGGACTAAAAAAGAATTTAGTTTACTTTATCAGATATCAGAAAAAATAAAAATAGGAACTAAAACAGAAGCAAAACAAAAATGTCAAGCATGCGGTGAGGGGGAGGTCACCGCAGATATTACCTTTCCCGGCGGGATCAGATCTCTTTTCCTTATTTCAGATATCTTTAGAGAATTACTTTGATATAAAATTTAGGCTCTGGAAAGAACATGGAATAGATCCTGTTTTTTTAGAATCCCTTCCTTTCTATGAATATCAATTATGGATAGAGAAAATAAATAAATCTATTGAGATAGAATCTCAAGAGGATATGGAAGTAAAAGGATTTAAGCAAGTATTTAATCTTAAGAAATAGATATTTTTATTTCCCGATATATAGAGTATGGATCTAAATAAAAAACTTATAGATCAATTATCCGATCTAAGTAGAAATATAAAGTCTCTTACCTCCGAGGTGAAAGAAAATAAAAATGTGATTTCTGCAGAAAATTCAAATCCCCCAAAAGAAGGGATAAAAGATGATCCGAATAAAAAAGAATCGGTAGAGGAACAGAATAAAAAATTCTTAAAATCTTTAGAAGATATATTTAAGAAAGGGGTAGGCGAAATAACTAAATCGAATATCGAATCCAAGGGTATACTAAATGATGCGGTGGTAGAGGTTAAAGGCAAAGGACCTGAATCCCCATTGGGTGCTACATCTCCTTTAAAAGATAAAGCTCTTGAAGGTGTAAAATCTAATATAAAAATACCTAAAGGGCTTGGAGAATTGTTAGGAAAAATTCCTAAATTTGAATCCGGAGGGGTTATGGATAAAACCGGTGTAGCATTGGTAGGAGAAAAAGGACCCGAAGTAGTTAAATTAGATAAAGGATCCGAAGTTATTTCTAATACCAAATCATCTGAGCTATTAAAGAAAGAATCTATCCCAGCAAAAACTGCAGATCAAGCACTTACTCTTCAGAGGGGTCCAACCTCTGAGCAGATAGCAAAGTATAAGAGATATCAGTTAGAGTTATATCCGGATCACTATAAAGAATATCCCGAATATTTAGTAGATGATATCGATTTTTGGGTAAATACGATGAGATATCTTTATCCCCCAGCTATAGATAGTTTATTGGAGGGAAAGGGGGAAGGAGCTATTAAAGAAGACGAAACTAATCTTTCAAAGCCAGTAAATAAAACAGCAGAAATCAAAGAAATCCCAGAAGAAATTAGCAAGAGGGATAAAAGGAAAAAAGAAAGAGAGGAAAAAAGAAAAAGTAAGGACGAAAATAAAAAAGCCGAAGATTTATTGAATCCAAAACCTAAAGCTCAGGACGGGGAAGAAAAACCTAAGATAGAAAATAAAGAACCTACGCTAATGGAAAAAGGCAAAGGATTTCTTAAAGAAAAAGGAGCTTTAGAAAAAGGAAAAAATCTTTTATTTACTAAGGGTAAAGATTTACTTACCGGAAAAGCCTCTTTAAAAAACCCAGCTTCTCTCTTTGGGGATAAAACCCAATTAATGGGTAAAGGCGTGGGAGCTGCTACTTCTCTGTTTTCTAATAAGGAATCAAGGGGTAAGGCAATGGATAAATTAAAAGGGTTTAAAAAGGGGAAAAAAGAAGAAGAAAAAGCTTCTATTACTACCGAATCCCCTGAGCTTAAAAAAGTTAAAACCGAGCCTAAGAAAGAGGAAGAGAAAAAACCAGAAGAGAAAAAACCAGAAGAGAAAAAAGAAATAGCACAAACCGAATCTCAAACCGTTAAAGAAGAAAAAGAATCTCCTAAAACAGAATCCCCTAAAACAGGGACTACTGAAAAAGGTTATTCTGAGACGGGGTCTACTGATATGGGAGATATAAAATCTTTATTGGGTAGAATGGTATCTCTTTTAGAAGGTCCGCTCTCTATAGAAACTATGGATTCTCCTTTTAGACCGGATTCTAGAAGATTCTAATTTTCTAATAATTTTATTTTTTTACTACGAAAAAATACATATATTTATTGTGTATGAATAAAAACTATGTAAAAAAGACAAGAGAAGAATCTATTTCAGATCATTTAAAAAATAACCCCGATTTAATCTTTTTA